TGTCTTGATAACTGTGAATATATTCTAGACTCTAAGTTCCTTATAAACCTTGCAAGTGTTGTATTCTCTTTGTCTCTTTCTATCTGGTCTTGTAAAGCTTTTATCTCTGCTTTGAGAGCTGCCTTACGGTTAAACTCTTGGTTCTGTATTGTAAGATAATGTGAGCTAGTGTTGACACCACTAAAGCTAGGACTCTTAAACTTATGTACCATCTCATCTGCAAAAAGTTTAGAGTTACCCCAGAAAGCAAACAACATAAAACCAAATACTAATACTTGTACTATAGAAGCTACAGTAATTTGTTTCATCGGATGTATATCTACAATCTTTTCTATCCAAGACTCACTTGGAGAAAGATTAACTACTTGTAATATTTTTTTATCAATCTTTTCTCTGGTCATCTCTATCTGCCTTTGCTAATCTATCGGTATGCATTAACTGTGGTACACCCAGTATAGTTTTAAGAAGTGTATCTTGTCTGATTATCTCATTATCTACAGACCTAACTCTATCTATAAGAGCTACTAAGATACCGTGTTGTGAATCTAGTTTTGCTCCTAACCTTGATTCTATTTCAGATATTTGAGCAGATACTTTTTCATCAAGTACATCTACTTTAGTTTCCATACCATCAATAATTTTGTTTATAAGTTTCCATATAAATAAACCTAAACCTATAGCTGCTGCTATTGGAAAACCAACTTCATTAATTAATTGAACTGCAGCATCCATTAGTCTTTAGAAGTGTTAGAAGCTCCAAAGTAAAAAGATATAACAGCACTTGCTAAACCACCAAGGTATCCTAGTACAAGGTTTATAAGAGCTTCAGAGTTCTGTTCAGGCGGTTGTAGAGTAACAAGAAATATGTATCCCATAAAACCACCGACAACAGCTATACCCATGATACGAGCTGTCCAGTCTTTACTAAACTTACCTCTAGCATCTTGTACGTCTTGTGTTTCTAATTTAAACACATCTACTTCAAGCTCTTTCATCTGTACTTCAAAAGCTTGTTCAGCTTTTTTAAGTTCTAGCATTTGTTCAGGTGTCGCATCTGCTATAGCTTTCTCTATAGCCTTTGGAGTATTAGGAACACCTAACACTTCTGATATCATGTTAGCTGCCATTCCTCCCATTGGTCCACCTAATGCAGTTCCTAATGTAGGTGCAACAGCTCCAACTATATTTTTTAATAATCCTTTCATTCTTTTTCCTTATATATTATCTCTGTTAAATCTTCAAATAAAATTCTAAAGTCTTCTAAAGAAACAAAACTCATGTTGTTTTTTCCTTGTAAAAGACAGTACTGCTTGTAACAATCTTCTAATTGTTTTTCAGTATATAGAAGCACTTATTGTTCTAAAACTATTTTTTGCAGTTCTATACTGCGTCTGCCTACTTGTTTAAACCAACGACTATCTTCCATTTGTACAGACATCTCTTTCCAGTTATGTTCTCTACAAGCTTTTAACATGTTACGAAACTTTGAAAGTCTTGTACCACCTAGATTAAAACACATGTTTACCAACACTCTTTGTATAGGCTCTGGAAGCTTTTCAAAGTCTTCCTTACTGCCAAAGACATGTATGGTTTCCTTATGATGCTTTTCAAAGTCATCTTCATAGTACATGTCTACAACTTCTTGTGTGACAGGTGTNCCAACTTCCCAATCATATTCCGGGTCGTTAGGTTGGCAAAGGTGTCCAACTCCTAAAGTTTTATAGCCTAGACTATCTTTGTATATTTCTAAGACNTCNCCTTCGTGTCTCTTTATTTCAGCTTTGCAAAGTTCTATATCTAATTTATTATTTTTCTTGAAAAACATTTAATCCTAATTCCTCCATTTGTGATGAGTAAGGTTGTCCTGTAAAAGGGTCTACTCTATTTGCTGGATTTTCTTTTGTAAATGGTACATCATCTTTACCTTTCACTATTCCACCTGTTGAGTAAGTTGGTCTAGCTATAATATTTTTATCTTGTATTTTAGCTTCTTCATAAATACTACTATCTAATCCTATTGCTTCTCCTACTTCTTCTCTCCTAGTAAGTTCCTTACCAAAAGGCGTTACAGTTTCAAAAATCTCTACTCCTCCTTCTCTAGGCTTACCAGTTACTACATCAACTGCTCCAGATATAAAATCTTGTAATAAACCTACAATAGGATATATATTTTCTATAGCACTAGATTGTGTATATCTAATATTTTGAACAAGTTTATCTATCCACCAAGGAACATTACCAGAAAACATAACTGTATCTCCAATCATTTTTTTAAAGTTTTCTTCGTTTTCAAAAGGTTTACCCATTTCATCTCTATATTTTTTATTAGGGTTCATTCCTATTTGAGCTTGTCTTATAGTTGCATACATAGGTAAACTTGCCATTATTAAAACAGCTAATTTAGCATCTCCGTCTTCTATTCTTCTAACTAATCCATTTGTTTGTTGTGCTTTACCTTGCGCCCAAGATAAAAAACTACCTGCAAATTTAATCATTGGGTCATTAGATTGAGAAAATAATCTTCTATTTCCAAATTCAGGTATGATAGCGTCTCTAGCAGAAGCTTTTCTTCCTGCTCTTTCTAAAAATACTTTACCTGCAGCATCTGCATAAGCTTCGTCCATGCTTTTAAATTTACCTAAGTATTTAACATTTTCTACACTTAACCCTAATTCGCTTAGTTCTCTTTTCCTTGCTGTACTAAATTTTGTTTGTTTACCTAAATCAAAAGCTCTAAAAGCACCTGCATCAAATGCAAACTCTCTGGCATATCTAGTAATACGTCCTAACTGTACAGTTTCAAAAAACTTTTCTTGGAATTTAAGAAGTCTTTTTTGATTTTGAGTAGTACCTGACATTGAAAAATCACTAAGTTCTCTTTGTAAAGTACCGTTATATCTTCTATTTGTAAATGTTCTTCCTAATAAACCATCATAATCATTAGAAGTTCTTTGTGCTAAAGAAGCAGAAGGTTTACTTGCAGTTAATCCTTTCTGTCTCATCTGCAATACAAAAGAATTAAAAGCTGCACTCCATCCGCTATTATTCATTACTTGAATAGTATCTCCTAAAGAAGGCAATGCAACTTTTGTAAGTTTAGTAGTAGATAATAAAGTTTGTAAAGCTAATACAGTAGTTTTAAGTCCTTCCCCTCCTCTTGCAGAACTTATTCCGTGAACTTTAAAAAGAGAATTAACAGTATCTGATACTTGTTTTATATCGGTTTGAACTAAATTTCTTAAACCGTTATTAGCTGTTATGTCTCCAAACTTACTATAATATGTTTTAATATCTCCAACTACTTTTTTTAATCCTTGTCCATTTGGACCATATCTTCTAGCAAACTCTGCTACAGGAATGGTATTTTCAAAAAGTTGAATGTTAGTATATTCCGGGTCTTGAATAAATAATTTTTTAGCTGCTGCTCTAGCTTCTTGGTCATACAAAGTTCTTTCGTTTTGAAAAAACCTAGCACTGCTAATAAGAGTACCTTCATCAGCTTTACCTGCAGTTCCTTTAACAGTTTTTGATATTTGTTTTTCTAACTCATCTGAATCTATAATAGCTTGTCTTCTAACAGCATCTGATTTGTTTAAATAATTTTCTGCAATTTTTCTAGCTTTTTCATCTGTTATATTTCTAGGATTTGTAGGACTATTCTTAGCTTGTATTTTAAAAGAACCTGCTAGTATTTCAATAGCTTCTTCTCTACCTAATTTTTTAACAGCTTCTTCGTCTATAATTTGAGTAAGACCATAAGCTTCTTGTTTTCTATAAATAACTCCTGTTTTAGAAACATATTTTTCAAAAGAGTTGTTTAAAGAAATTAACTTGTTAGCCATTTTTAAAGCTTCTTTATTTTGTAAATCTCCTTTTTCTAAAAAAGTAAATTTAGAAGTAGAAGGCATGTCTTTTTGTTGTACTATTCTACCTGCTGCCATTACAGTAGCGTCATCTGCAAGACCTGTAATATCATATAAAGCTTTTCTATAAAAATCTTGACTACTTTGCATTAAAGACTCTACTGAATCTCCTACAACATCATCTGCTGCAAGTCTAGTTGTATGAATTTTTAAAGTGTCTCTTGTAAAGTTTTGAACAGCAGGACTCATAGCCATGCCTTTCATAGCATTACCACCAGCTAATAATTGTTTTAAATATGTTCTCCAATTTCTTCTAACAATTTTTTCAGACTCATCTTTAAAAGCTGACATTACACTAGGTTTTATTTTATAAGAACTGTTTTCTATTCTCTTACCCATAAAACCTAAAACAGCTCCAGTAATAATCATATTATTTAAAGCATCATCATCTGAACCATCTGAAGAAATTAAAGCTATGCTTCCTCCAATTCCTGCACCCATAAGTGGACGAACTGTTTCGTGTAACATAGCTCTTACTAAGTTATTTCCCATAGAGCCTTCAAGCACTCCTGCTTTTTGAGCTTGTATTAATGAAGAAAACCCTACATTTGCAATGTTTTTTGGAGTCTTTACAAATAATAAATCATCTATTTCTTTTTGTATAACAGGTAATTGTTTTTGATAATCTAATAGTTCTTTTTTCTTTTTAATAACATCTAATTGTGATAGTTTTAATGTTCTAGAAGGAGCAGAAGATAAACTACCATCTAAGGTAAATGGAAAATTTGATTGTATTATATTTGCTTGTTTTATATCTTCTAGTTTTTTTAAATTAGAACCTGATTTTAACTCATCCGTTAATTTACGAATTTCGCTGAGAACTAAATCTTTTTCAGTATATTTCTGACCTAAAAAGCCTACATCATCTTTAAAAGAATTAATGAAAGGCATACTAATAGTATATGTTTCTTCTGAAATTTCTTTTAATGATTCTTGTATTTCTTTAGGCAAAGGACCTACCATAGGTAAGTCTGTACTTTTTAAATCTTGTAATACTTTATTACCTTTTTCATCAATAGTTAATACTTTTTCTGGATTACTTTTTACATTTAATCTTCTAGCTACAACATCTCCTAATCCAGAACTTGCTCCTCCTAATACAGCACTAAGTCCAACATACCCAAGACTTACATCTCCGTATAAAGTTTTTTCACGTAACGCTGCATCTGTAGATGCTACAGCAGCTCCAGTAGCCATACTAGTTATTTTACCAGCTTTAGCAACTTTAGCCCAAGGAATAAAAAAAGTAACAGGGTCTGAAACAGCAGTACCCATTCTTCCACTTATAACTGTTAAGTCTTCTTTTTTACCCCTAAACTCTGGATAATCTTTTAATATATCTTCTTGTCTTTCAGATTCTATTCTTTTTACAGCTTCGTTAAAAGTTTCATTAGGAGAAATAGCAGCTACTCCAGCTTTTAAAAGTCTAAAAGCACTACCAGCAATCATAGGTTCTTGTCTAGCACCATACTGTATTTTTCTAGTTGTACTTATTTTATCGCTTAGTTCAGTATAGTCTACATCTAAATCTTCTTGCTCTTCAAGTACTTTTATTTTATTAAATAAAGTATCAGACACATAAGATTTTTCTTGCTCTGACGAAGGTAAAGTTTTTTCTAGTATTTCAACAGGCTCTTTTTGTTCTTGAGATATTTGTAAAGAATTTAAAAGTTCTTGTTCTCTTTTTTTTCTTTCTTCTTCTTCTCTTTTTCTTTTTTCTTCTTCAGTTTCAGTATTTTCAGAAGTTTGTAAATCTTGAAGAGTTTTAATTCTATTAAATAAAATTTCACTTACTTCCATAATTTAACCACCTAAAGGATTTTTCATAAATTCTTTATTATATTGAAAAAAAGAAGAACCTTTAGCTAATGGATTAGGTTCTTTATCTTTAAACATATCCTTAACTAATCTTTCTAAATAATTTATAAGTTCTGGCTGTCCTTTAGCCATTTCTTTATAGACATTTAACTCTTTCATTGCTTCTTCTTTAGTTTCAATATTTTCAAATTGAGAAACAATAGCACCTGCTGGTACTTCTGCAGTTGTTCCGTCACTAGCAGTTACTGATATCATTTTAGTTTGTAAATTAAAATTTTCTTTTTCTCTATCTTCTGAAGGTGTGCCAATAACTTCTTTAACTGCTAAATCCACAAAATATTCAGCGTCTATAACATCGGTTGTACTAGGGTCTGCTTCATATGCTAATTGTAAATCTCTTGAAATTGTAAGCACGTCATTGTAAAAAATAGTTGCTTTTTGTATGCTTTCTTTCGCAATAGATTCATATATTTTTCTAACAGTTTGTCCTTCTTTTTCGTTATATGTATATCTATATTCATTTAATAAACTTTCTTGTCTTCTAGCAGGGTCTTCAGACAAAGCTTTTCCAAAAGAAGTAGCATGGCTATTTATAGGTTTTACAGAAGTAGTTCCTTTAGGCATGTAAGACTGTATTTCTTCTTGCGTCATAGGTTGATACTGAGACATAGCTTTTGCTTCAGCTATATCTTTATCTAATAAAGCAGACTCTTCAAAATCTTTTAATAATTGTTTTCTCTCTTCTGAAGATAAACCACCTGCTGTTAAGATAGACCCTCCTCCTAATATATTAGTAGTTTGCATCTCTGCTTTTTTTCTAATACCTACTTGAGAAAGTAACCAGTTTCCTACATTATCATTTTTAGTAATTGTACTAGCACTTTTTTCTAGTTTATCACGTAAAGTATTAACATAAGCTGTTTTAGATTTTTCTCTTGCAGTAGTTGAAATGTTTTTAAAATTACTATAAGAATTTAATTTTTGTTCATATGCTAATAAATCATCTTGAATTTTAGAATCAACATTCTTTTTAAAGTTTGCTAAGTCTGTAGCAGTAGTAGGTTTTACTCCTCCTAAATCTCTTTTAATATAATCATCATATAGTTCTTGTTTCTTAGCAGTTTTCCAATCGTCTTGTCCTGTAGAACCATAAGTTTTCATTAAACTCCTATGTCCGTCCCAAAATTTTACACCTTCTTCAAATTGAGAAGCTCTTTGATTAAGAACTCCTTGATTACTTTTCCAAAATTCATCAGCTCTTTTTTTAGCTTGTCTTCTTAAAATAGCATTACCAGCTTGAACACCAAGCATAAGACCTGTAAATAACTTAGCTTTTTTCTTTGATTTTTTATTTCTATCTCTAGCTTGAGATAATAAAGATTCTCCTAATTGTTCTATTGCCATACTATTCCTCTTTACCTAATAAACTTTCTGGTTGATTTGTTGTTGGTTTTTCTAATAAACTTGGTTGTTCCGGTGGTGTAAACTGTTCTAGTCTTTCTTCTATTTCTTTTGGAAATACTCCAGCTTTTGCTTTAGGTACAATTCTATCTTGTGCAATGTCTATAGCTTTTTCTATTCCATCTAACTGTTCATCTTCTTCATCTGGTTCGTCATCCTCACCTTCATAAGTAATATAATCTTGTATACCTGCTTTTTCTGCAAATGCAATAATCATGTACATAGTAGGTTCAACAAGTAACATTAATAAATCAGGATTCCACATTCCTTTTTGGAAACCATCTGTTAATAATACTTGAGCTATGTCTCCTATAGGCATACCATTTCTAACTAAATCCATAGTAGAATGATAAGCTTCAGGTTCTGTAAGCTCTAAAAACAATGCATCCATTGCAGGTTGTAATTCTACAAACTGTGGAGCTTGTTCCCACGCATAAGGTGTTTCAGGACTATTAGTTAAAGATGAACCGGGTATTGGTCTACCATTATTTGCTAAGAACTCTAATCCCTCTTGGTCAAAGTTTTTATATTCTTTTTCCATTATTATCTAGCTCCTTGCATATAATTAAGCCATACATCATCTTGTAATCCAAAATTGGAAGATGTTTGAACACTAGCACCGTGTACTAATCCTCCAAACATTCCACCTTGACTTTGTAATTTTGCATCTTCAGCTACTAAGTCTGTTTCGTTATATACAGAACTATAGTTTGAAGTGCTTCCCATCATATCTACAATATTTTGAGGATAAACAATATCTCCTTCTGGTGATATAGAACGTGCTATTCCTTCTTGAACTCCTGCAGTTGCACTAGCAATAGTGCCTTCTACAAGTTTTCCGGGAGCATCAAGTACTGCCTGTTGAATATTACCTACTAAAGTTTTTTCTGTTGCTTGTTTTGAAATGTCTCCAATAACATCTTTAGTAACCTTACCAATTGCATCAGGAATAGTAGAAGCTAGTTGACCTTCTACAGTTTGCGATACTGCTGCATCTGCTACAGCTTTTTCAGATAAATTTGTACCAAAATCAAACTCTTTCATATCAGGAGCATTTTTTATAAAGTCTGAAGCATCTGCTTTAATACCAAACATTTCTTTAGCTTTACCTGTTACAGTTTCTAATCCACCACTAATTGCATCAGTAACTTTAGTAAAAGCTCCTTTAACTGCACTAGCTCCCGCATGAATACCTTTCATAACTGTACCTGCAGCTTTAACAAAAATGTTACTACTTGCTGCCATAGTAGTTCCTAAAGTACCAAGTCCCGAAAACACTGCTCCTGCAGCCCAAGGCATTATAAATCCTAAAGCTATTTGACCAACAATACCTAACTTTGCAAAAGGCTTCATAATTTTACCCATTACTTTTTTAAGACCTTTACCAATCTTTTTAATACCTTTTCCAATTTTTTTTACAATCTTTTTTAAACTTTTAAAAGGATTCCATCCCATAATATTCTCCTATTTTCCACCAAAGATGGTATTAATTAATGTTCCTATAGAACTTACATTGTTTTTCCAATTCTCCGCAGACCCACCTTCGTTAGCTAAAGCCTGTGCATATAGTTGAGCTTTTCTATTTTCTTCATTTTCTGCAGATTGAAAAGTATAGTTAGCTTGGTCTCTTAACTCTTGCCATAAAAATGATTGAGCTTGTGAAGTCATGTTAAAAGCGTTCTGTACGTTCTGCATAGCAACTTGATTAGCTG